GCAACCATGAATGTTCCCTGAAGTTCGATCTTGTATTCGGACTCAACCGCAAGATCAAGCAATTTAACTGTACCGGCGGCATTCTTATGGAACACCACTCCGGCAACTTTAGAATAGCCCGATGCCACGAAACCGGTTGTGGTTGCGGTGGGCCATCCGTAGTTAACATTGGAGTTCGTTTCGGCGGCATTATTACCATTGGCGGCAGTAGGAAGATTATTGGATTTAATAATCTTAACATTACCAACCTTGGTGATTGTTCCGTCCTCATACGAGCCAACTTTATAAGCCCGTTCTCCGCTGACCTGAGTAGACACGGCAGAAGTCGTAGCTACCAGTTTGGCGTAAGTTTCGGGACTGACAACGCAGTAACGCTCGCCATCGTCCGGAACATCATTCTTATCGAGCTTAACAGCGGCGTTAAGAATGGCTTCCGCAACTTGAGCGCCCGTGAGGGAGGCAAAAGTTGAGGGAGTACCGGTGAAGGTTTGCACTTGTCCAGCACCCGTAACATCAGTCAAATTAGATGCACTACGGGCGGCGTTGATGATTACCTGAGCCATCGTCCTATCAAATTTCTTCGACAGAGCACGGCCAATCTCCTCGGTGTAGATTGAGCGAACATCATAGTGATTCATCGCTTCATCAATTTTACCGATCAAAGCCGAAGCGGTCAGCAGATTATCAATCGTGATGACTTTTTCGGTTGCTAGGATGTTGCTAGTGTAAGCGGAAGAACCGCCATGGTCATTCAGAAGGAGATTATCTCCAACCGCATGATATTTAGCAGTAGCAATCCCGGTGACGGGGAAGCTAGCAGATTTTCCGTTCTCAATAGTGCGAACAAGATGCAGAGGCTTGAAAACCGCATTGGTTTCAAAGGTTGTCAGCACTTCACCCGCAAACTTCTTGAGAAACAATTCTTGGTTATCAGAACCGCCTGATTTTAAACCAATACGAGACGCATTAGAGGCCATTTTATTTGTTTCCTTTTTGGGTTATTTTACTTTTGTCAAAACCTATCGGTTTATGACGCAAGCTTTTGAATGCCTGACTTTGGAGCCTTCTTTCCAATCCCAGTTGTCCGTCCGTAAACGGGCTGTATCTTCCTGAAACTCCTCCGCTATTTTTTCAAAAACCTAATACGCTTAATAAGATAAGTTTCTCTAATGTCAACTAATTTTTTACAATAATTTATCTTATTGAATATTAACTACTTAGATTTAGTGTCTGGATCAGGCCCGGTGAGCCATCCTTCGGGAAGCTTTACTTTTTTAGAGGATTTCTCCCATTCAGTCCCATTCCAAAAGAATATGTGGCCCTCAACATCGTCACCTAAGCGTAAAAGTTGCTCACTCTCCTTTATGAATACTACTCTTTTTGTCTCGGAGGTAGTCACGCACCCTATCATTCCAACGGCTGTGAAGATAAGGAGGGGGAGGGCCAAGATCAGTACCTTTAACTGGTTTTGCCGCATCTTGAGCCTCCCCCTTAATAATTCGATATAACGCCATTATAAGGGCTTCAATTATAGCCCCAAACATGGTGTTTTACTGCTTTTTAAATTTATCCCAAACAGACCACCCTAGGCCGATAGCCGCAACAACTCCGCCGGCCAAGGCCTCGGCATCGCTGTGGGCTAGTGCTCCTTTAGAAACAAGCAAAGCACCTAGGGCTGTTAGAATATGGCGAGCGAGAGATTGAATTACTTCTTTAGTCATGGTTTTTACCCTTCCTTTTGAATGCTGAATTTTCCATACTTGTTTTTCATTTGACTATACATCTTTGGATCAATCGTAGATTTCTTTTTACTTCGGCTTATGCCCAAGCGTTTTCTTCGATTAATATTAGCGTATAGCCCTGTCATTTAAAATACATTACTGAATTGGAGCTTGCGTTCAACATCTTTTCTATAAGCCGGGTCATTTTTATACCTAGGGTCTGACATAGCCCGTGTAACCTCAGCCGTGCTCCTAAATCCTCCGGGAGTTGTTTTTCCTTGGCTTCCGTTAAGAAGCCGAGGAGAGTTGCCATTAACAGCTTTAAATCTAGCGTGAAGCCCTTTTACGGCAAACTCAGCTTGGCGGTCATTTCCACTATCTAAAAGAGCGTTATATGACTTAATCTCAGCATCGGTAAGATTCTGAGCGGCCCAATCATGCATTTCCTTAAAGCCTGATTTTCCACCAACTTCTTCAAGAAGTGCATGGGTAGAGCGTTCTGCTACTGCTTTTTGCCCTTCAATGTAGGCATCTACAACAGCCGGGGGATACCCCATCTGAGTGAGTTTTGCGTAGCTTTGATCTGAAAGCTGACCAGTAGCCGTGTATTCATGTGAAAATTCACCAAACTGCTGTGACCAAGCGGCCATCTGTTGTTGCCTATCCGCAAGTTGCTTGGGGTCTAGTGCTGGGGCTTCTTCTGCCGGAGTCTCATCTTGCTGAGACTCTTGCGGCATATCTTGAGGAGGTAGCCCCTCTGGGTTATCGTTCCTTGGGTTCCCCATTCTTTTCTCTAAGTTTTCGTATGCTTTAGCCAAATCTTCAGGATTTGAGAATTTCTGCGGCAACCACCCCGGCCGATTTTGGCTTGATTGCTGGGTTGTTAGAGCCTGTTCTACTGATTGTGGAGCATCGGCTCCTGTGGGTTCTGATGTAATTTGTACTGATTGCATTTTGTTTATCCTCCTTGGTTATTCATGGTTTCTTGTTGTGCGACAGCGGCATCAGAGTAGCTCTTAATGGCTTGTGGGCCTAGTTTTTCAGCCATTTGTTGACCCATTTGCATTTGAGCTTCATTTTGTAGCTGATCTTCAGCTTTAATCAACCCCTCTGTTTCGATTCCTAAAGAAGTGGCCCTTCTTCGAAGATAGTCTGGAATATTGATAAATTGAGCAACAGCCTCCGGGCCGAACATTTGAGCTAGCCCAGTAAGGAAAAGATCGAGGCGGGTAAGGTCATTTCCTCTTCCCAAAGCCTCCACCCCAGTAACGACAACCGGCCGCACTAAATCACCTTTAGGCATTTTAGGAAGCTTCCCTTTTCTGGACATACGATCCATGATCCGGAGGACAAGGGGCAGTTGAAATTCTTGACTTAAAATAGAATAGGCTCCTCCAAGAGCGGTTTCTAGCTCTTGAGCCATATACCTAATTTCTTGGGCAGTTACTCGCTCTGCGTCACGCTGAATGGCTGTGTTTAATAAGAAGGCAAAAGAAAGCCTTTGTTGAATTTCAATCATTACTTCTTTAGCCACCCTAAAATCGCCATATTTCTGTAATTGGAGGCAATTTACATCGGTAACTCTTCCGGGAACAAACTGCCCATTCCGGGCCTCGGCTAACTGCTTTGCTTTTGTTGTCCCGGTAGGGTCAACTAAAAAAAGAACTTTAGAAGCGGCGGCCGATCCCTCTACAACAGCTTTAGTAAGCCCCTCAAGCGATCTTAAATCTCCCAGATACTCCTCTACCAAACCACGGCCATAATCTTCATTATCAACTCGGCTGTATCTTAAGGGAATAAAGGGGTTTTTATCTTTTGTGTAGTACCCCTCTGATCCGGGAACTAGCTCTCCGTTAATTTCTTGATGAACTTCCCATTTACCATCAACCAATTTAACGCAAGTAAAAAGATCAATTTCATCTTCCACCGACATCCCGCTGTATTCGTATTCATCCTTATCTTTTTCGCTTTTGCTCTTGTTTACCAAGGCTTTTGCCTCTTCAGGAAGAGCGGCGTAAGCAATACTCTCTTTTGTGATAATTGTTAAAACATTACCAAAAGAATCCCGCTTAATAACATAGTTAGATAGCTTAAACACTCGCATCCCACCCTCTTCAGGAAAGTAAAGCAAAGCATTTCCAGATACAATAAGGTGTTTAACGGCTTCAAAAATAGGCACTCTCAACGCTTGTGCTTCAATTTCTTTCATTACTGCCCGTTCAATATCTCCAAGAGCTTTTTCTAGCTCTGTTTTTAGCCCCTCATCACCGCCAAGCTGTTTTAGCTTGTAGGGATCAATCATCAATCGGAAAAACGGAGCGTTTGGAGGGAACAAAGCCAAAAGAAGCTTTGCCGAAATATTATTAACACCTCTAGCCCCTACTCCCTGATATGGAGTTATGTAATTTGTGGCGTTGCTGTTCCCGGCCGGAGGTACTAAAGTAGGAATTGTTAATTCAGAGCTGTCTCTAGCCCTTCGTAAATATGTTTCACGATGACCTTCTAGCTGAGAATATAAAGAAGAGGCCGTGTTGCTCATTATGGCAATCCGAGGCCAGATCCGAGAGTAGTCTTATACAATGAATTAAAAGAAGCAACGCTGGCATCAGAAAGCGGAGTATTGAAGTAAGCCGCAATAGCTATCGGCCCATAAAAGGGGCTATTAGTAGCAGAAGTTCTTCCACCTATAACTGCTGTATCTTCATTAACAAAAGTGCCATAAGTAGCAGTTGTATTACTCTCTTTTTGCCCTGCATTATAGAATCTACTCATCAATGTACTTGCAGGGGTATAAACACCAGTACCCGTGTAGAAAACTCCGGGAGCATACCCTGTTATAATTGAGGTTCTTCCGACAGTTGGAAACGGAGACTTGAGATTTGTAGCTTCTAGTCCTTGAGCATTCTCTGCTTTTCCTATTTCAATATTACCAAAGTTTATAGCTTTTTGAGATATACTTGGTTTAGTAGCTGAGTGCATACCGCAATAAAACAAACTTCCAGTATTTGAGGATATAATGCTGTTAGAGAGGACTATTTGAGAGTTAGTACCATTAAATAAAATTCCAGAATTTCCCCAAACAGGCCCACTACTTGAAAATGATCCAGTAAAATTTCCGTAGCCCCCCATTGAATAAAGTAGCGCTCCTGTGCCTCTATTTTGATGAGAACGCATCGGCCAAAAAATAATATTCGACCACAAGCCAAGCCCCTTAACTCCCACAACAAAGTCGTTAAGCTGTTTTCTTGGATTTATTGTTTCAGTAAGTAGTGTTCCAGAAGGCCTAAGTTGAGCAATAGCGGTAAGATTTGATCCTGTTTCTGCATAAGGAGACGGAGTTGTATTTGATGTTATTTCTATCTGAGTACCCCAAATATATACAGACCTAGTTCCAGCAGGGCTAATTGTACCCACTTGTCCGTCAGATTGACATACTGCAATATCCAAAACATTAGTAGTAGAAGTATTATTAGTAAAAGAATACGCAATTCTATACCACCCATTTCCAACCGCAGTAGCCGTTAAGGAATGATTAGTTCCGTTTGTGGGAGTTAAAAGATTAACAGCTCCATTAGATAAATTAACATTACTATAATTGTTACCAGCGTTAGCCGCAATATCTCCTAATCTAAATCCTATAAAGTTAGAAGCATTTGCTTTAGCATAAGTAGACCAAAGATATCTTGTATTAGTATAAAAATATTGACCAACTATAAAATTTTGCATTCTCAATAGATTTCCAAATGACGCATTAATATTAGAAAGAAGAAAAGCATCTGTTGCCGTTCCAAATGGATTTGAAAGAGCATTGGGAGTAACAGAGCACAGAGAATGCGACCAAATCGAAGCAGTATCCATAAAATTGTTGCTACTTGGCAACAAATTAATGCCATACATAGGGATGGTGGCTGATTGTGCTATACCATGTTGATTAATGAAAACAGAAACATCCCCGTCAAATCCCTTAAATGGATTAGAACTCCCCAAACTTAAGCCAAGCCCAAGTGAAGGCATTTTCGGGCCTACGCTCCGTTATAAGCGATAACTACTCCGCTATGGAGCTTGAATGCAGAAAACCGGCCGTACAGAATAATTCCTGCTGGGATGGTCAAAGCTGAACCTGAAGTTTGGTTTGCCAAAGCATCTGTTCCTTGATTTGGAATCAGCGAGGTCAAAGTGTGAAATTTTGCATCGTTAATAATTTGAATAGCCGTCCAATATTTATCGGTTTCTTGGGTTCGGGCATCTGTCCCAACTTCAGTAATACCCCCAAGTTGACCAAGGCTAATTTCGTCAGTATAAATACTCATTTAGTTAAGGCTGTATCCTTCGTCTAGGTTGCTTTGGTCAACTGCATTTGGATCAATTCTAAATGCTGAGGCCATTCCTGAAGTAGCCGGAGCAGAAGAAGCCGGGGTCTGGTCAACAAGCTGTCCAGTTCCCATATCTCCTACTCCTGTGGGGAGTCCAGAAGAAACCGGAGGCGGGGGTAGAATTGGGTCTGCCGGCTTTGCCGGTACTAAAACTTCTTTATCTTGATAAATAACACGAGGAGCACCGCCTCCTCCACCGCCGCCAAACATACACATATATTTTCTATACTCCTTTTGTTTTGTTTTGTTCTACCCTTGAATCGAGCGTTGTAAAGCTCTTTCTTTCATGAAATCATACGCTTCTGTATCAACCGCAGAGCTATCGGTAGCCGGGTTAATAGAGAAAGTATTTGCCATACTAGAAAATGCGCCTTTTCTACCAGTAAATTTAGCTTGGCCTTCTAAAGCAGAAAAAGATTCTCCGGCATCTCCGTATGGATTGTAAGAAATTCCTCCTCGTTGAGCCAAAGTTGTTGCCCCGGCTCCTCTTTTATACTGAGGAGCGTTAAACAAATACCCGGCATATTTATTTGCGTACAGAGGAATAATCCTCTCTTTAATAATTGTTCCTCCTCCGCCCGGCCCTCTAGCTATGGCGGGGCCGGCGGCGGGAGCCATCATGCGGTTCCACCCTGCTCCGCCATCTTTAACAGGGCTTATGGGAGAGCTATTCGGTTGAAAATCTCTAAAAACTGCGGCCGCCTTGGTGTTTATACCGCCCGGAGCACCAGCATTAATTACTTGAGGAACCCTTTGGTAAGTATCAATCTTTGGCCGTGCTTGTGCTCCCGGTTGAGTTTGAATTGCTAAAGGCCTAGATGTGTTAACTGCGGCCATTTTCTGAGGCGTACTCATCCTTTGAAAGTTATTAACTGGTCTAGGCGGGGCCGGAGCAGTAAATCGGGGGGCCGGAGGATTATATCTAGGAGGAGCCGGCGGCCTAGGAGGGGGCGGCGGCCGTGGCGGTGGCGGTGGCCGAAAGGCCGGCATTGAATATCCTCTCATTTGATCTTTTCCTTATCAAAACTATATATTAAATCAAGCATTTTTTATTATAAATTTAAATCTATAATACTGAAGAACTTATAATCGACTTATTTTGCTCTTCAAACGCTTCATTAAGTAATTTTACAACATATCGTTGCCCTGCATAGTGCCAAATCTCTTTTTCAGACATACTCATATCAGGACACTTTTCTGGAATAAGAGAATTTAAATGGTCTATTAAATATTTTGGAATGTTTGGGAAGTCTATCATTTTGGTAAATCGTCTAGTTTTTTAGGAAGAAGGCCTTTATCAATTTTGTGTTTTGTCTCAATCAAAGCGAGAATATTCCAAGCCGCCGCTACATCGTGCCTCTCATCTCTCTGACCTTCAAGATGTCTAAACAAATGCCGCAAGGCTGAGTCCATATATCTAGATAAAGGTTGGCCTAATTCCCAGTTTCTTTCTGCGTATTTTTTGGCTCCTTCTTCAAGTTGCCTAGCTACTAAATGAATAGCGTGAGTCATTAAAAGATCATAGCGACCTTTTCCGTCTCTTGTGTCTCTTACAGACCCAGAATCAAAATTCTGCCTTTTTCCTGAGTCTTTAACTACAACATCACTCATACTTGAATATCCAGTACAGGGATTCCGCATTCTCTGGCTACAAAAGCTTCAAGCAAGGCTCCGGCACTTTGCTCAAATCCGGGAAGAAAATAAATATAATCGCAAATCAAAAGGTTTTGCAAATCAAGCTTAAGATACTTACTTCTTGGATGGTTTTTTTCGCCTTTAAAATTGTTCGCTGGGTTAACTGGACAATACCCGCACTCCTCTAAAAGCTTTTCTTTGCTGTGAAACATCGGATAGTTTAAGTCTTTAAACCCGGTCATAGGGCCGGAAATATAAACTTTCTTTTTTGCTCTGCGCTTTTTCAAGGATTCCATAGCTCTACTTTATGTGTCTTGTTGTTGTACTCCCCGTTCCTTAAGATACGGGCCATCCGAGCTTGAATCAAGGCTTCTGATTCACCAAGACCGGCCTTTTTAAAGGCTTGTTTAACAGCTTCCCACATTTCTTTTATGTCTGTCATGCCCTGCAAGATGGCTTCCGCCCTTTTAGGGCCAATCCCCGGACATCCGGGATACCCGTCAACTTGATCTCCCGTCATAGTTTGGGTCATAAAATTTATGTTTGCCTCAATTTCATTGATTTTAACAACCCCTGCATCGGCACTATTCCAATTATATTGAAACGCTGGGATGCACTTGAAATCCTTATCAATAGATACCACAATTTTCTCAGCTTCAGAAGGGGTAGTAGCCATAATTCCAATGACATCATCAGCCTCTAAATGAGGCAAATAAATGGCTTTATGTTCAAAAATAAGGTGTTCTCGAATTTCACCAAGAACAAGAGGCTTTCTTTGTTTAACTCGAT